GGGTTTTTGCCGGAATATCCGGTCTTTCCTTTTCTACAGGGAATCACGGCATACCCAGTGCCTGCAGGCTAGTCAGACGAGCCGTGGGGTAATTTCCTCTTAAAGGAGGATTACCCCACGTTTTGGCGAGTCTGGCTCTGCCAGCCAAGCCGGCCTTTGGTGGAGGCAACAGGCTGGCCAAGTATGGCCGAGATTCCCGGTAGGGCTGGTAAGTGTATTTTACTCCTACAGGTCAACCTGTCAACCCCCTAATTCGCTTTCCCTGTATCCATCCACTCGGCAGACAGGCACTCGCTTTTGCCGGTTTGCCGGCTCGCCGGATGGCCGCAATACGAACTACCCTTAACATCGACCTTCATAACGATACAACTTGAACTCTCAACTTCGCTCCGCCAAGAGCAGGGAGTTGCCGGCGGACCATGCATTTATTCGGCCGGACTTCAATTGGACATGTACGCTTTTGCGTACGTCCTTCAGATCGGCCAGCCTCAGACCCGGCGAACGAGGACTACAGGCTCAGACCCGGCAAACAGTCAGACCCGGTCGGACCGGTCAGGACTTGGGCGGATCGGTAGGAGTAGGTGGAGTGGCTGGGTCTGCCGGGTCTGCCGGCAGGTCCACCACTTCCGCCTCGATGACCTCGGCCTTCTTCATCTCATCCAGCTCGGCCTTGACCTCGTCCAGAGTTACGGATCGCTTCACCTCGATGACCTGCGAAGGCTCGCCGTCAGCCGCCCTTGCCTTATCTATTAATATGCCTGTAGCTATCGGAAGGACTCCATCCGGAATCTTATCGGCTTCGAGGCGTTCGATATATTTCTCCACGCTGGATTGGGCAGCGTAGCCGATTAGCCCCTGCATAACCTGCTTGCATTGGGCGATGATCTCTTTCTCCCGGCTTCGGACTACCGCGATGGTATGCGCTCCGACTTTATACCTTTTCTGGATTCGAGTGAGTGGAGTGCCTTCGACCAGTCCTTGAACTACGCCGGCATAGGCGTCAGGGCGTTTCTGCTTGAGAGCTGCGGCAGTGTAGACACTCGGGCAAGTCTCCTCAACTGTCGTCTGGGCAGGCAGGTTGTCAGGCTCGACGACGACTCTTCGTTTCTTGGTAGGCATGGCGTTTTCTAATCGGTGTAAGGCTTTATAAAGAGTTTATAAATACCTGCACCAACAAGGGACGATTAGACATAATCGCTGTTGCGCGAACCAAGCTTGCGTTGACGGTCAACGGTTTACGCATAACGAACTGCACATCGAAAGGATTGTGCATGGCCAGACAGGGGGGGAGGGGGGTCCGGATCGCCGGGCCGCCGGCCCGCCGACCGATTAGCTTCCTCGAAAAAATTTGGGCAATTGGCCATCGGGTCAGCGAGTGTCGCGTGTCGGCGCTAGATAGTCCAAGTCGAGCAACTCGTTCTGATTTAGAAAGTGGCAGCCTTCCTGAACCTCGCCAACCGGCGTAGACTTAACATGCTCTCTGCTTGCCCAGCCGTGAATTTTGTATTCGCCGTCTTTGATCCTTTTCAACTGCTCGACCAGCACATAGGCATCACAATAGACGGCTGATTCATTTACCAGCAGATTTTTCCCTTTCGACTCGGCCGCAACGGTTTTTACGTCTAAAGTGTTATAACTCAAAATTCGGTTAAACTTAAAGAAGGGAAGTTTGAAATCGGGCAGCCCAGCTTCCTCACCAAAATCCGGGCAGATGTTAAGGGCTTTAGCCACGGCCAGCTCGCCGGCGGCCCCGATAATTTCGTAATTCATTTTTCGTTCATCGTCTTCCCCGGAGGACTGATCCACCCGCCCGAGTTCTCTACATCGCTCCCGCCTTTCGTTGGCCATAAACCAAGCCATTCGCCTTTCGCCTCTATCGAGCATTACCAGCATCCCACCAGTATAACGCACCCTCGCCAAACCGCGACATTGAATGTCGCATAAAAGAGTTTAGGTAATATAATGTAAGCGTGGCCCTGAACTGGACATCGCACCCGGCTCTCCCGATTCTTTCTCCGAAGGAAATGAAGGCCATGTCTGCGGAGAAGATTCTTTCTTACTTCAATCGTCGCGAGGCGGCCATAGCGGCGGAGCGTGAAAGTCCTTACGACTTCGGGTTTGAGCTGGAGCCGTGGAAGATGGCAGACGAGCAATTGGCCAGCCACTCGGAACTTTTGCTTATGGGCGGTAATCGTGCGGGGAAGTCTGAACTTTGTGCCAAGCGAGTCGTCCAATGCCTGACCGAAAACCCCGGAACTGTCATCTGGTGTTTGACCGAGACTTCGGCTAATTCGATTCAGTTCCAGCAAGCCCTCGTTTTCAAGTACCTGAAGCCGGAGCATAAGAGGCTCGGTCGAACTCCGACCGGCTATCTGACTTACTCGATTAAAAACGGCTTTACGGCGGCCAAGTTCGTACTGCCTAATAAAAGTATGGCAATTTTCCGGAACTGGAGCCAAGAAATTTCCACCATCGAGGGCGGCGAAATCGGCTGCCCGGAGCCTCCAATCAAGGGTACGCACAACATCGGTTTTTGGGCTGACGAGCTTTGTCCCCTCCCGTGGGTAGAAACACTTCGCTATCGTTGCGTGACACGTTCGCACAAAGAGGCTGACGGCGTAGTTCGCTCGGCCAAGGGTCTGATCAGCTTTACCGCCGTGGACGGCTGGAATCCTACGGTCAAAAGCCTGCTTACCGGGGCTAGGACGGTCAAGTCCACCGAGGCCGACCTTTTGCCGGGCGAAACAGTCCCGCTGATCCAGCAGCCTCTACGCAAGGCATCCTCGATAGTATACTTTCATACGGCTGAAAATCCCTTCGGCGGCTGGGAGGCTATGAAGGCAACGCTGGACGGGGAGAAGCGGGAGGTAATCCTTTGCCGGGCCTACGGAGTGCCGGTCAAAGCCTCGCGGGCAATTTTTCCACTTCTCTCGGACAAGAACTACAAGGAGCCTGAAAAGATTCCCATTCTGGCCGACCCGGAGAGCAATCCTGCGACATGGGTCTTGAGCATCGACCCTGCGGGGGCGAAGCCGTGGAGCATGATTCTAATTGGAATAGATGCCCACGGCGTTGCATGGGTAGTGAAGGAGTTTCCCGACTTTGGCAACTTCGGGGCGTGGATCGACCTGACCGGCGGGGACAAGCTCCGGGGCGGCGAGGCGAGCAAGCCGAACGGATACGGTATTCTGGACTACTGCGAAATCATTCGTGAGATGGAGGGGGAACGGAAATGCCATCGTATAATCGACCCTCGCCTCGGGGCGGCCAGCTATCAGAAGGCCGAGGGCAGCTCGAATATCATCGACGACCTGCTGGACGAGAATTTGACGGCCTACCCGGCGGAGGCTTTGGACATCGAGACGGGTTTGCAGGCGATCAACAACCTGCTGGCATGGAAGCCGGAGGAGCCGATGAGCTTGGAGAACAAGCCCAGGTTGATGATATCCGAGGAATGCCAGAACACGATTTCCTGTATGCAGGAATATCAAGTCGGGGATTTGAAGCATCCGGCCAAGGACTTCGTGGACTGCATTCGGATGTTCGCGGTCGGGGCGTTCGAGCACTTCGAGGACGAGGACATGGCAATCAGCAAACCTAGAGGATATTAACATGGGAAAACTAACGGAAGAGGAGGAAATAAGGATCGTGGCCTTGCGTGAGGCCGGCATGAGCTGGACCAAGCTTGCCGCCGAGAGCGGCTATGCTCGCTCGACCTGTCAGGCGGTCGTAAAGCGGATGAGCGGTAAGCCGGCCCCGCCGGACCCTACGCCCCAGCCGGTGGAGGCAAAGGTCTTGAAGCCCTTCCCTAATCCGAGGCTGATCCAGATATATTTCGGGGATCGTAAGAGCGGCAAGCTGGCGAAGTGCGTGATCAAGCCGGGCTTCAACTATCCCCCGAACGCGAAGCTACAGGTAATCGAATGCGAATATGAGCCGGGATTGTACCGAGTTGTCCGAAACAATCGCCGAGCGTGATCGCCGTCTGGACGCCCTGTTGACCTCGATGACGGTGGAGGAGGGCTTGGCCGTCCTGAATGGCCGCGAGCCTCGCCAGTTCTCGCTGGATGAGATTGCGGACTTCACGGGCGTATCGAACGACACGATCCAACGGATCGAGGCCAAGGCTTTGAGAAAATTGCATACAAAAATGGTAAGGTAAAATGATGGAAACTGAAAAAGACGTACAGGAATTCGACCGGGACAATCCGGACATCGACTTTTTGAAGTCCGATCTGGAGCGTTGCCGCAACAATTTGAGTTACTGGCAGGGCAAGGCGGAGGAGGCTCGCGAGAGTCGCCGGAACGAATGGCCGGGCAAGGGCAGGAACGGCCAGAAGGAAGGCCCGGACGCATTCCCTTGGGCGGGAGCCTCTGATTTAGAGGCAAATCTTATAAATCCTTTGATCGACGGGGACGTGGCTTTGCTCACGGGCAGTCTGAACAAGGGGAATCTTTTAGCGTCTCCGATTGAATCGGGCGACATTGCAACGGCCTCGACCGTTACGGAATTCATGCGTTGGCGGCTCGACTCGATGTCGGAGCTTCCACGGGAAGCGGGAGTTGCGGCGAATCTATTGCTGGAGCAGGGCATCGCCTTTCTGGGCGTCTACTGGAAGCGGGAAGTTAAAA